GAACTAAACGTTCCATAAAGGAGGAACAGCACTAGGCCCTCCCGCCGATGGAACCAACACTTCATCACTCGCTCCAAACCCTTGTGAAGAAGCTAAAACTTCGTCTTGTAGTCCAAATGGCATAACTTACTTCTTTCGCTTAGTACTTCCATCGGTGTCTTGGTAAACTGTCCCACTAGGCAACAAGTCATATTCTGCTTGACTCTTAGGTTGAGGGTGCGTAGAAACTGCACCTGCTCCTGCTGGCGGCTGCCCCTGTGGGCTCTGTGCCATACCAATAATCCTCTGAATCGCGTTTGTAAAAACAGAATACGATGGGCTATCCTCTCTTGGAGGTCTACCACTAGTCATCACCGCTCTAAGTATATTCCCCCAATGTCCAAGATCATTCTGACTGACTAGAGGTTTATTTGGACTTGTAAACTTCTCTTCTCCAGTTGTTCCAGGAAGCTGTGTTGCACCTGCTGCTAACACCTGGGGCATCACCGCAGTGATCAGCTGCGTAGTTGGATCGTACACTCCACCCTGATGAGGCACTGTCATACTCTTCTCACCTAGAAACTTAGCTCTAGCTACTGCTGGATCAAGATAAGGTCCAAGTGCTCTATTCACCATAGCACTTTGTTGATACTGTCCAAACCTCTGAGGATTACCATTAAGCGCGCTAATCACTGCAGCCATCTCCTCTTGTCCAAGTTGGCCTTGCTGTCCTTGCAGTGTTCTTGCACTATCAACTGTTGGACTCATGTCGGTTGGTGGCATAGTAGAGGCTAAACTCTGTCTCGCCGACTGACCAAACATCTTAGCGCTATCCACCACTGCTTGTTCCTTAGCTTTCCTCGCACCCATCTCAGCAGCCTGTGCGTCATACAACCCCATATGACTCCTATACATCGCTCCTTGCTGTTCCAGCTCTTGTCGCCTCAACGCCATCTCTTGTGCACGTTGTTCCTGCAACATCTTAATCTGTGCGATCTTCAAAATCGCCTGATTAAAATTGTTTCCCATTCCACTTAGCGCATTACCTGCGCTCTGCCACGGAGAAGTGTAATCACTCATAGTTTTTAATCGGTGTAACTAAGTCCAGTTGCAAACCCATTTCCACCTGTCTTAGGTTTCGAAAGTCCCCCCATTCCAGTGAAACCATTTCCCATACCTTGCATCAACCCACCAATCATCCCAAGCCAATCCCCACTATGTTGAGCACTTTGCATCTGATACGGAAACAATCCAAGTTGCCCTTCTGCCCTACTTGCAATCCTATTCAACTCATCTTGCATCTTAAACTTATTGATCATCTGTTCCAACTGCCAATCAGAATACCCACTATTCCCAGCCATCCTCTCACCTGCCATCCGAGTTGCAGCTTGGTCTCTTCCAGTAGGTCCTCTTGCTCCTGAGTTCACACTACTAGGCATGGCATTAACCATCCCATAAACCTCTTGCCTATGTTGACTTCCCGCAGCAGTTTGTTCCTGCGCAGTCTGTGCACTCCAGTTTGGAAGTGCACTACTAAACACTCCCATTGACTGGTCTTGAAACTTCCCTTGCTGTGCAAGTTGATTCCTAATCGCACCTGTCATAGCTTGTTGAGACATCAACCCAGCGATTGAGTTGATAACTCCACTTATTCCACCCATCCCCATCCCCATTCCAGTGCCAAAGTTCGACATAAAGTTTAATTATTTACCAAGTGAATACGTAGGTCCAAGTGGAGCTAATGGAAGAATAGACCCACTACTACTTCCTCCACCTGCAAAGTTCTGTCCCTTTTGATAACTACTCAACAACGAATTCGTCGTCCATTGGTTAGTCAGATTTCCAAACATATTACTTAGCGGAGCAAATGGGTCTGGATTCTGAAACTGTGACGCTATTGAAATAGCCTTAGCCTTAGCTTGTAAAGGATCAGCACTCTGATACAACGAGTCAATCACATTCTGCTTACCACTTTCAACTTTAGACTTAAGATCATTAGCAGTATTAACCGCTTGATCTGCCACTTGCTGTTGTGCTCCTGCATGTGCTCGATTCAAAGTTGACCAATTGGTATTTGCAATCGAACTATTCCTAACTCCTCGGTTTGCAAGACTAAACGTCAACCCCTTCTGAGCATCTCTAAACTGACTAGACTCCTGAGGAAGAGCGTACTTCAAATATGCATCCTCACGTTGTTTATAGAACTTAGGAGTATATCCTGCAAAAGTCTCATTGATACCTTTCATCCCTTCGTCAATGTTCTTCTGCTTCTTTTCTTCCGCGTCAGCAGCCATTTTACCATAATTTGGTTGGGACGCAGCTCCTGCTATACTAGTTCCAATGGCTATCAAAGGTATTATCCAAGGCATAACTCCTCCTGTTGTTGATTGTTCACCATTTGTTTTGTAATCTCCATAAGTGTCACATCTTCCTTCTCTGCAACTAGTCGCATTCCAATTCGTTTGGAATACTCAAGCACCTTAGGGTTAGACTTAGGGCAATGCCCAACAAGTCTTTGCACTGTTGTGTTTTCAAACAGAAACCTCAATACGTCTTTTGAAATCTGCACTGAGGTTTCTCCTCGATGATCTTTGTCAAAAACCATATGGCCGTCATAGTCATTTCCATCATACTGCAACAACATAAATGCGGCGACTACTCTTCCTTCTTCAACTGCGACTACAGTGAACGCCTTATCATTACGTTCTAACACTCTTTGTGCAATATACAAATCCTCTTCGGTTTTCCCGCCACAGGTCTCTAGACTCCCAGTCTCCTTGGTCAACCTGACCAACTCTACAAACTCTCTTCCTTTTCTAAAGATTATCATACTATTTCTGATTGCCCGAATTGTACAAAAACGCTAACTTTGAAATCTTCTGTTCGACTGAACTAGCGTCTCCTACAAACCTTAACTGCAAATGCGTTCCTTGTGCACTATAAGGAAAATGCCCAACATCAAAGGTTGAATCCGAAAGCACATCTGGAGTAGTTGCACTTCCTCGGTTAATCACCTCAATAGGAGCACTTGCTCTAGGATTCATACTAGCATAGCAATGCCACTTACCTTTTTGTGCAATATCCAACCCAAGTCCTTGCTTAATCTCTGTTGGGCTTTCCATATCCAACCAAGGAAGTTTTGCTTCTGGAATACAACAATCATAGGTTGAGTTATTAGTCCCACCATAGACCAACAAATCCCCATCAGTAGACCTTATATACACCTGCCCGTTATACACCACCATCTTTTCAGGTGTAAACAAAACTTGTCCTTTCAACGTTCCGGTATAGGAGTCACTAGCTTTTCCTGTCACAGTTGCAGTTGTTGCAGTGGGGGTAAACTCGCCACTACTAGTTAGTGTTACTCCTCCGGCAGTAGTTATCGAATAGTCGTTTGCAAGAGCAGTCCACTCATACTTCGCACCAATCGTCAACCCAGTGATAGTAGCGTGTCCTGCCCCATCATAGTTAACTCCAGTGGAAGGAATGAAAGTCTTTCCATAGCTAGGAAGATACGTCGACCACGCTAGAATTTCACTAGCTGGGAAATTGCTTAGCACATACAACGTCCCATTCAGATGCAACCAATACCGTTTAGACTCCGGTTCCACAATCCCACACGCAACGGCTTTTTGTGAATTGCTTAGTCCTTGTAGCACTCCTTGTATAATCGTATCAATCGAGCTTCCTAAATCAGTCACATACGCATTAAGAGACACCTCTTTAGTTCTTAAACTCCTAATCCCAGTGTCATCCAAGAACAACAAATCCAACTCACCAATGCTCTGCACACTCAACGACGCAACTGTTCCGACATTTTGCAAGGTCTGCACTCTACTAAACAAATCGGGATTTGCGTCGATATTCCAGACTTGTATATTCCTTCTTCCAAACACTGCAAGTCGGCCTTGTATTATCCCAAATGAAGCTACTTGATCTACAAATCCAAAGCTGGTTTGCAAGTCAATCTCACCTGCTCCAATGTCCTGTTCTTCCCATCCATCAGCACTTCCAATTGAGGAGAAGTTCCAACGCGAGCCACTAGCAAGATAGACTCTATCTCCATAGGTGTAAAGAAACTGAAAGGAACTTCCATCTAAGTTTCCATATCCAAGAGTGAAATCTCCACTAGTTGTAGTGAACTTTGCTTGCCACTTATCTCCAGCTATCCAGGTATTTATAAACCTAAACCTGTCCCTTATACCCCAACCAGAGACTGCATTAACACCACCAACAAAAGCAATAGCCATAGAAATTGTTTAGGTCAACCGCAAAGACACATTAAAATACATAGTTAGCACAGTAGCAGATGCGTCTGTGACTACACACTTAAACCCTCCATTGACTGAGATTGGATATGTAGCACCAGGTTGAGGAGTGATAGATGCGGCAAACGTGGCACTAGATTGAGTGGGGTAGAAAACAGAAATCCCATTTCCACTTCCTGTTGCTGGAAAGGCCTCACCCCAAAGATATGTATAAGGAGGAGTTCCTCCTGTTGGAGTTATACTAGCAACTCCAGCTAAAGTTTCTTGTCTGTTATCTCCAGCATTTCGTTTGGAAAAAACTATTGGCCAAGGTGAAATACTAGCCGCAAGAGAAGTGCCATATCCCCCGCCAGGATGAATATTACCTGTTCCAGTCACAGTCAATAAAAAACCATTTGCAGAAGTTCCCCAACCAACTGGAGCATAGATATACAACGAGTCAGTGGCGTTCTTAATTGCAGTATATCCATGCAAGATAGTAAAGTCATTCACCGCAGCGACAATAGCTACCGCAGTTAAAGTTGTCGTAGCCAATGCGACAACAGTTCCTCCACAAAGATTCACTGTACCACTTCCGTCACGATTAGCTGGAGCAGTTAGAATATAGGTAGTTCCTGCTGCTCCAGCAACTTGAAACCCAGCAGAAGCTCTTGTTTCAATCGTCCCCACATTATTTGCGTCAACTGTCACAACCCCTAGTTGACCATCAGTTGAACTAGACGCCACCTCTGGAGTAAACTGCACCAAAGGAGGACTCTTCACAATCACTGCACCCAACAGAGCATTCCCACTTTGGTCGACATTAGCAAGGGCACTCCAAAACGGAAGAGAATTTATCTGACCACCTAGCTCATTCGCTAAATTCGTCAAACTCTCCAACGACCTAAGCACCATTCCGTTTCTACTCTGCTGTACCAACACTCCATCATCAGAATATAAAAAGGTATTTCCATCAGTAAACGTTACAGCTACTACTGACTTTCCCCCAAAACTAGTACTACTTTTTACAGTCGAAATCTGATGATACGCTTGATCATACGCAATCCCTTCCAACACCGCTGGGTGGGTCAACCTAACATACGTCACTCCAGCTAACAACCCAAGTCCACTAGGATCGCTTCCGCCAAAAACAGTCACACCTGCTTTAGTCACCTCCAACCCAAACGAGTCATTTGACGCCTCAATCTTACCCAATCGCACAAACGCTTTACGTTTCTGAACTTCTCCACCTTGTGTGATATGTGCATTTTCACACACCACCAACGTTCCGGGCTGACGCGCAAGAAGCTCTCTACGCGCGTCAAGCCCGTATTTGAAACTTTTAATCGAGAAGGCTTTCATTGGTTCTGTTCAAATATTAAACAAGACTTCTATGGAGCATCAGGTTGCCATTGTGGGGCAGTCTTAGCTGTGTTCAACATGGCTTGGAATTGTGCTTCGTATTCAGCAGTCCATTCACCAGATTGCTGTGCGATAGTCCGAACACTAGCAATGTAAGAGTAAATGTCAGTGCCAGCTTTGATTATCGACGGAAGTAGTAAAAGAATAGCAGCCATATGGTTTACGGGTTGTGTGCGTTAACTAACTGTTTTTGTGTTTCAGCAACAATACTTTCAAGACTAGCTAGTGCTGTTACTAGATTAGCCTTGTTTTCTGGAGTGCGATTAGACTTGTAGGCAACCTTGACTCGATTAGCAGATTCGATCAAGCTAATACCTCGCGGCGTTGGTGGTTGTCCAACCTTAACCCGAAGCCATTCTGCGAATTGATGCACTGCTGGAATTTTAGTTTTGAACAAGTCACGATTATCGTTATCGAGTTTCGTGAAGGTGTCAAACGTACCATAAGCTACACTAATTGTCTGCTCTGTTCGCACAACTATAGGGTCTGCTCCAGGTTGCAATGCCGCGCAACCACAAAGCACAGCTACTAGAAGTGCACCGATGATTTGTTTTTTCATTCTTATTTACTTTCTATTGATTTCTGGATTAACATTATATCATCAGTCGAACTCGTCTTCTGGTGATCAGCATAGGAAGTTGAACGAAACATTTTAAGCGCAAGAGCAGTTGCACCAGATGCGGTGCAGATAGTTCTGAGCCAAAAAAGATTAATAGGGTCAAGATACTTTGCTGCTTCGTCTGTTCCAAAAGAAGCAGCAAGTGCACTAAACAACGCAACAAACGCATACAACAATCCATCAATAATCATTGCTGGCACACCAAGCAATGACTTGAAGCTATCAACCATGTTTGTAATCCATTTGAATGTCATAATTAGTTTGAAGCTTTTACTAAAGACTCGAATGAGATACCTTCGTGTATGGCTATAGACAGTTGGAGTTGATGAATCTTATATTCATGCATTGCCAACATAGCCTCATGAAGACCAAGACGATGCTCATTATACATAACAAAACTTCCTACACTCATCATCATTGTGATAAGTGTGATCATAGTACCTAGGGTGATGACTGGTTCATAGCGAACGTTTTTCATATTTTTATAAGTCCACAGCGTATAGCCCAGACTACTAGTTCTATGTTGGCAATAGTGAAGGGGAATTTCACGGGAACGGATGATAAGTGGCGGTCGGTGTTCCAACAGTGTAAGTCTCCGAGAAGTATTCCCCCACCTGCAATCCCAGCGTTGTCATGCCCGTTGTCGTCAGGGTGCTTGAAATCTGACTGCCGTTTTTCTTGAGCACTGTTCCCGTTACTCCAGTATTGACAATGTAGAGCAGGATGCTAACTGGCAATGGATTCGTCCAATTGACCGTCGTTGCCGGAAACGTGATGCTGGTGGAAGCGAGTAAATTGGAGCACAGGCCGGAGATGCCGTTCGTCGCGGTGATGGTGGCGGCGACAAAATTAGCAGGCAGACCATCACTGGTGGCTAGTGTTACGATGGCCGCTGTAGGGGTAGTCACATTAACCAATCGCGTGTCCGGTGTATTCCACGTTGTTGCGCTACGCGCCCATCGAATCGGAGTGTTAGACGACAAGACAATGCCTTGGTTTTTATTAAAAAGCCAAATGTTGTTGCCGCCATCGGTGAAGTAAAATGTCTGGCCGTAATATATCGCGCTATTAATATCAGTAGCTCCAAAAAACGTTCCTCCGACTCTGGCAGCGCCAGTTGTGTTAAGCGTGGCGGATTGGATATTGGCCGCATTAGTCTGCCCACCTGTCACCGTCAACGCCCCGCCGATGGTGGCGTTGCCTGCCGTGAGATCGGCATCAATCAGGTTGGTGGTCGAGCCATACGCTTTCAATCGAACCGTAGGAGTCGTGTAAGCCGTGCCAGCATCATTCGTGCTTGCTCCATAAGCGAAGGCTACGTTTGTCTGGCTACCGATCATGGCAAAGGTGTTTGTGCCTATGGCTGGGAAGATATTGCCATTCGTCGCGGTGAGGGATGTAGCAAATACGTTGGTCAGGAAGTTTATGGCGTTCGTCGTGAAGTCTGCCACCGTTGTGGATAGCGATGCGCCGACGAGAATTTTAGCATGGTTTGCAGTGCCCACGTTCAAAGACACCGTCTGCCCGTAATTGTCGAAAGCTCCCGACGTGCGCATAGCGGTATTGGCGCTCACGATGGTTGGAGCAATGCTCACCTGCGAAGAGCCATCTGACGATCTGGAAAAACTAAACACTCCGGTGTTGGTGTCGTAAAGCGCACCAAACCATCCAACGGTTCCGAACTTACCCATTTGATTATAGCGACCAAAGTTGGTTTGGCTTCCATTCACCGCCAAGCTGCCGCCCAGATTGACCGCGCCCGTATTCGTCAACGTCCCCAGCAGCGCCACATTGCCGACGCGGTTGTTCGTCAGCACGTCGCCAATCGTGCTTACAGAACTCGCCAGATTGAGATTCGTTAGTGCATTACCATTGCCTGCAAACCGACCATAGATCGTGTCTGAAAAACTCCAATAAGATGATAGCAACGAAAGATCGTTCGTGTAGCCAAACCACCCGGTTGGTCCTCCTTGCGCTTGTTGATGGTAAATGTCTGAGGAATACCAACCTCCATTCGACCAATACCCATACTGCCCATTCGTGCGAACATAGCCATACCAGTTAGTAAAGACCTTGAACTTGTTGCTATACTGGTCAGTGGTAAAGATGTGAGCATTCGTGCCCAACGTGAGATTTGCGTGAGTGACGGGATTGGTCTGCTTGTAATTGCCCGTGTTGTCAATCTGTACACTCGTTGTCTGATCGCCAAACTGTGCGCTACCAGTAATGAGCACAGCGTGAACAGACAACCCACAAACCATTGTCAATCCGAGAAATAGAATTAAGCGTTTCATGGGTAAATTAAGGTTTAACGATCTGCCAGAACACCTTGTTGGTGTCGTTTGGGTTCTCCGACTTGATGAAGAAGGAAACGTTGGCCGTGATATTCGTCACCCCCACCACCGCTTGCGAGGAGTCAATCGAGTAATAAGTTAGCGACAAGATGTTCGTCGCGTTGGCCCAGACGGTAGCGACTTTGTTTGTGCCGTGGGAGAGGGTGGCGATGCCGTTGGCAACCACTGAGTTTGGCACAAGATTCACCCACGGATAAACCGTTTCCGTTCCCGCTAATCCAGTGTAATTAAAAGGCCCATAGATTGACACAATGCTGTCCCCAAGTCCAGCATCAAACGAACCATCATTCTGGCGCACACCACTTTTGACTGAGTAAAGTATTGTCCCGTCAACTATGTTGGTGTTTACTGCATTACCACCATGAAGCGGGATGCCTGTTGCTCCACCATTGTTGGTCATGTAGATTGATCCACGAATCCATGCCACTGTAGAACCTGCTGCTCCATTGTAACTGCCATACGAACTCTGTGCTCCGTACGCCACTGCCAGATTGCCCACAAAATGACAGTCCTTGTAGGTGTAACTCCCGGGAGAAAACTGTCCAGCAACTATCGTTTCAATGACCGAGCAATCCCAAGCCGACTCCACCCGGCAATCTTCCACCAATACCGACGGCGCATCGTTGACTGCATTGTTCCAATAAAACCCGTCGCTCGCTCCATCCAGAAAGACCCGTCGAATGGTCGCATTCACCGGCACGGTTGAGTAAGACTTACAGCCAATCCCCCCCTGATACACAAACGATCCCTTATGCCCGTCTCGAATGTAGAGATCGGAGATAAGCGAGTTGGTATTCGGCGTGATGCACACATCGCCATTGGTCAGATAACACCAGTTCGTCAGCATGGACTGATTATTCCCCGCACCAAAGATTCCCCCGAATGCTGGCACGGTGATGCGATTGGAAACGTTGTAAGCCCCAGCAGTCACATAAATCCAATCGCCCACCTTTGCAGCAGCAGATGCCACTTCAATTTTCTTCCACGGATGCGAGCCGTCATTCCTGACCGCTGTCGAATCATTACCTGATGGTGACACGTAAAGAATAACACTGTTAACTCCTCCAGCCAACGTTAATGGACTCACATACTTATTCGGCACAACCCCAGCATTCACCTCAGCTTGGCTTGCAGGTGGTGGACTAACCTGTGCACTTACTCCAAGTGCAAACATTCCTACTAAACTCAATAGTTTTTTCATATTCTTACTTATACTCGACCTTAATAGGGCAACCAGTTGTGAGTGTTCCCGAGCTAAGTTGAGTAGTCGAGAGAATTAACTTACACCCAATGTAGTCAACTCCCACCTGCCTATGCCGCATCTCAAACCCGTCATTCCCAAACTGAAACACATTCCTCACTCCAAACTTCACCAAGCGTGAAAACACTGGATAAACTTCAGTTGCAGGAGCAGCGTCTCGTGCAAAGCCAAGAAGATACACGGGAGCGGCAGTGGTCTCAGTTGTAAGTGCGTTAGCACTATCATTCACCACAACCTCAATAAGTCTCTTAGGGCCACTTGCAGTCACCCAAGGAGTCCTACTGGCCACGGCGGTTGTCTCATCCCCAGCAATCGTTGTTCCAGTTGGCTTCTCAGGGTCAAACAGCTCCAAGCTCAGCACATCCAGCAAATCACTCCCTCCCACTGCAAGAGTCTTCGTCGTCCTCGTTGAGCTTAAACACACATACAACCCTTGCGTCAACCTCAACTCACCTTTCTTAAACTCCTTATACCCGCACTCCGCAATCGGCCAACTCTTCACTGGTACACTCCCCTCCGCAGGCACCACACTACTATCATGAATCTGTACAAATAAAGTTGCAGTCGCACCGGTATTCGCTGTCGACTCCAACTTCACCAATCCAACAGGATGTTTACTCACCTGTTGTGAAGTTTTCGAAAAGTAACTAACTGGTTGCATAACTATTTTCCTTCTTTCTCCTATTGGTTTTGTTCAATTATTGAACACCACTTAGCCATGAACTATAACTAATGGTGTGATTCTTCTAAGGTCTCTTTCGTATGTGCTCTTTCTCCCCAGCACAATAGGCTCTTCGCTAGTCGGATACCCAGCACGAAGCTTAACAAGATGTTCTTTGGCTTGATTTAGCTTATACATAGCACTCTTTTGGTCCCTCAACATTAGGCGTTCAGCCGCCACGAAATAGACCAAAAGCAAATCATCAAGATCGGCAGTGTCACTATCCGCAGATAGCGTCTGCACAACTCTTTGTCCAGTGAACCTCACCACTTGGTTCGTAACTGGAATAGGCCAAACCTCCAGCTTATTAGCTTGTCCACTTTCATTCACGTTGGACACAATCTGCCAACGCTGAATAGGGTCTAACCTCTCATCATTATCGCTGTTTCTCCAGTTATACTGAATCGAGGCAATCCCATAATCCAACTTCCAATACTTCGTGTTAAAGAACCTTTCAACCAACACAGGCCTCTCCACATTGATAACCTGATTCGTCAATCCCAAAATATCCGTGCTTGGAAACCCTACAAACCGCGTCCCACTAGGACAACTCAAATCCCAACGGTGTTGAAGAAATGGCCAGTCAAACGCATTAGCAAAATCCTTCTGCTTAGTGCTCAGCAGTCTATTATACTCTGCATCTGCAAAGTCATTCGTCTCCTGAGCATCACCCACTTCACTCTTCAGAAGTGCTCTGATATTTGCTAATGTCGTTCCTCTGGCCATAGATTTACCTTAGTCAAGAGTTCAACCGCCAACTTCTAATAGACGCTCAGAAGGGGTGACTTGTCCAATACCATTTTCCCTAGCTTCTTCAAATGAAGTGGGAAAGGTCGGAATCGGTCCTGGGTAAAACTTTGAAATGCGTTTACTTCCATACTTCCTAGCAAGACGATCACGTTCTTGCTTTGCACTAATCTTGAGGAAGTTCTCTTCTTCCGAGTCAACCCATCCTTTCACCATCACAGGGTTTTCCTGTGCGTCCAAAATAGGACGTCCTTCTCCGTCCCTATTCACCACCTCACCCACAACCTTCTTCTTTTCCCTTACCAGCTCAACCACTGGGTCTCCACCAGCTTGCTGGTGATTATCCGCTACCAAAAACATCAACTCCGCTGGAGTCACTCCCTTGAGAATGATACTATTCCCAAGTTTATCTGTCTTCAACTTCACCTGAACTGTTGGAATCCCGTCATTGCTTTCACTCATAAATAATCTTTCGGTTTCTTTGGTTTCTACTGCTCTCTCACTGAGGCAAGCCGTAGGGGATATTACTCCCCTACGGCGCATTCAGATCACTCCTCCTTTATGGAACGTTTGAGTTCACACTCAAAGCCAGAATGTCCACTCGACTCGTAGCATCAGTATCCCCATTGGTCACTGACCGCAACCGAAGCGTCTTACACCCCATCCATTTATACAACGGAAGATTTGTAAGAAGCGTCACAGGCGTTGTTGTGGTCGCCGTCACCGAGAATGACCACAAATCCGCAGCCGCTGTACTCTCATTCACCCCGTCCGGAACCGGAGTCAGCACAAACGTCACTGCCGAGTTAGCACCACTCTGCCCGTTGAGTTTCACAAACAAACTCGCAGGACTTTGCTGCCAATTTTGCAAGGTATTCGTTGCTGCCCACGCCAGCGCAGGGAAACGACCTTCACGATCAACCAACGCAGCCAGTGAAATGTCTTTGAACAAATTCACCTTACTTGCATTGGTTGTGATCACACCCGAGATGGAGTTCGTGGATGTGGTCGTAGCCGCAATCACGCGCACTCCAGCCAAGTTCGTCCAGATCGTCCCATCAACGTTCGTCCCAGCCCCAACACTCGCGCTGAGAATGTTCGTCACATTGATTGTATTGGACACGCAAATCGAACTCACAGAAAGCAAATTCTGTGACTCGAAATTCTGTGCCGTAGCGGTGAGCAAGCCCACCATTACCCAAACACTTACAAGAAGTTTTTTCATTATCGTTCTTTCCTTTTCTTCTTTGATTTGTTCCTTACGCAATCGCGTACACACCCATCGCATTGGGCTGAGTGATAACCATACCACCCGTATACGTCATGCTCTTAAGCATAACCATATACTGATACGGACGAGCAGGTTCCAAGGTCTTATTCTCTTCACCATCCATCGGCATGAGCTTCAACCGACGAGAGTCGAACACATACGCGAACTTAGAGCGACCAAGGTTGTCCAAACTAGGATCATACGCGAATTCACCAATACCCGCAATGGCGATCCGTTGCATTCCAATGTCAGTCTTTCCATTAAACCCTGTCATCGTATACAACCCTTTCTTCTCAACCTCCTGCATGATGGCGTCCCAGAAGAGACTTCCACACAGAATCTTATTCGGTTGACCACCGAAACGGGTCAACTGAATGATCTCGTTACGCAGGAACTTCGTGAGAGTCTGATTCTCCGCTGAAAAACCCAGATCAATCTTGGCACGATTACGCCACCAAGTATACGTGTTCTGGCTCAGACTCGCAACAGTATTCCCGGCTGTCGGATCATCCATCAGAAGACTCTGCACTCCAGGAATCTGCTTGGCATCCTGACTTCCATCCGCCCACAACATCGAGTTCTTTGCACGCGCCCATGACTCACTAAAGTCATTCAAGCGGTTTTTCAGAATCGCAGTGAGCCGAGTCAGAGCTACATCACTATGATCTGAAGTCTTGCTCTCCCCATCCGTCACCGTAATCCCATCCTGCTTCAACTCGGTGTGAGTGATAATGAACCCTGCATGACATTCCCTCCATGGAACCTGTGCACGCAACAAATTGCTTGCTTGTGTGAAAGCCAACTGGTCATCCTGCGAATACCCCGCAAAGAAACCAGCCGTATCATTCATCACAGCACCCTGAACTGGTTCCGTGATATACTGCTTCCCACCCGGGAACGTCTCTTTTCCCTCTTCAAGAAACGCAAGAAGAGGCCGTTTTTGTTGCGTCTGCAACAGTGCATCGCCTCGAACGTGAAAATCAAGTGCAGCGGAGGCGATATCCGTAGCAACTGCTAGTCCTAGTGCTGGCATAAACTTATTTACTTCCTTTTTGGTGCGGTAAAAGCAATACCGTTCTTAGCGGCTTGTTGTTCGATTGCTTCTTCCAATGTCTTGGGAGCACCATTCCCACTTGTGGTTGATCGACTGGAGTGAATAGTCCGGGTAGCTTTGGCTTTGGGAAACATTCGTTCGAAGGCTGAACCAAGACTAGTCTTAACCTTATCCGCAAGAGCAACAAGCTCCTGAGCGTTTTTTGGTTTAACCACCTCTGCCTCAGCCTTAAACTTATGCAAGAAGAATTCAAACTTTCCATCTGGTTCACTTTCACCTTTCTTAGGCTGAAAGTCTGGATCAGAAGTCTTTTGACTTCCAAGCCAAGAGTTCATCGAATTAGTTAACTCAGACACAAACTGCTGATGACGTTGAGCCTGCATCTGCTGCTCAGTCATCTTAGCTTTGCCTTGTCCAAACTTCTCGCGACTCTCAGCAGCGACTAGTCTCTTCGCAACAGCAAGTGGAATCTCGTTATTGTCCACTAACTCTTGCAAATCTTGCGGGAGAATGTCCCCCGAGAAACCTTGCAACTGGCCCAGAATCGGCTTAAGCGTTTCCATCGCCTTGGCAGGATCACTATTAACCATCGCAGCAACATCCATCCAGTAGTAGAACTGCTGTTCGGATATATTATGCTTTGTGCAATGGTCAATAACGCTCTGCTGTGCTTCAAGAAGTGGCTTGAGCTGTTCGAACTGCTGTTCTAGCTCCACCTTAACCTTGTTAACCTCTTCGAACCTTGCATAAGGAATTGGACCTTTGTCCTCTTCCTTCTTCTTCTCTTCCTCAACCTTTTCACCCTTCTTATCCTGAGACTCCGAGGCATCCACTTCTTCCTCCTTAGTCTCTTCTCCTTCTTTCTTTTCTGAGGTCTTGTTCAAACTTTGAACACCACTCTCTGCTTCCTCTTTCTCGCCGGACGATTGCGATTTGAAGACACTCTGTACGACATCTTCAAGGGTTTTCGTCACCTTAGACGCAGCAGCACTTTTCCCTTCTTCCGCAGTTGACGAAACTGCTTCTTTGTTAACGTCTACTTCTCCTGTGGTTGACGACTCCACTATTTCGTCAGATTCGGTTGCACTTGGCATAACGTTTGGTTTCTTTGGTTTCTACTACTCTCTAGGTTGGGTTCAACTCAGGAACATCCACCCTAGAAGGAAGTCCCGACATTCGACCCACAGCCGCCTCAGGAGCACCTAAGTCCCCGGGCAAGGTGGATGCTGAAACCTGAGCACCGCCTATGCCCGGTTGCATCGACTGCGACGGCTGTGGCGCCTGTGACATAGACCCATTCGACGGACCACCCATGCCCATCGGTATGTTCACAGGAAAGAACTTACTCACATCAAGATTGTCATCAAACCTCTTCACACCTTCTTCAATCACCGCAATAGGGTTTGCACCCGCTTGAAGAAGTATCGGGGCGATTTGTTGAAAATTCGCAACTCCAATAGCTTTATTGGGTCTCCCACTTGAAGCAGCCTTGATCTGAAGGTAAATTTCATTGACAAAATCGTCACGGTTGATGCTAGGCCAGACTGCACCTGGACCAACAATGCGTTTGACAGTCTCCTGACTCATCTCACGAAGAAGAATCTCACCTCCAGCTTGTGCAATGCGACTAAGCCAAGAGTCCAGATCGTCGATATTACTAGCAGAAACCGTCAACCTACTCTGCTCGGCAATCGTCCCTACTGTGGCAGTTACATTAGGCTGAGCTGGTCCAATATTAGCCTCCTGCATCCCAACTCCCATCATCATGTCTTCACTCAATGGGCGAGTATCATACACCGCTGGGTCAATCTGAGCCACCTGCATTACCTGAATGAACCTTGCAGGTTCCATCTCAGGAGGAATACCCTCTAACTCGACAATAGAATTCGGAAGAGCGTTACGAAGCTTCTCCTTATCGGCCTCGGTCATCAGGTTCTTCCGTGCAAGATACTTAGGAGCATTAGCATTTCGTTGATCACGAAGAGCTTCTCGGGTTCTATTCCACTCCTTCTGCGCACTCTTCAGTAGTTGTACATCGCTTGGCGGGAATATACTCCCCTTCTGCCCAGCCTCAACCTCAACGTCATTGAATGTCAACGCAAAATGATGCCAGAACCCTGCTATTGGCAACACCGGTTCCGGCTCCATCACATACTCCTCATAGCCATCACAAACAAAGAACCTTGTCTTCGTTGTATAATCAAACACTTCATACAACGAAACTTGCTGTCTAGCAAACGGATCACTCTCCCTCTCACCATAATCTGCCTGTCCCTTCGTCAAATCCTGTGGTTGCTTAAACTCACTTGCACTTCCTGGACCACTTCCAGTCTGCACCTTCACTCCAAACACTGCATTCACATCTTCCACTGGAAGGATAAATTCCTGTGCCACCCACTTCGCAGCAACCCACTCTTTCAAGTTCCTACAATTACTATCCGGTATCACACTCGTCGCAGGAGGGAAGTCAAACTCCAATCTCTCTTGCAACTTAACTGGCTCATACCCTTCACTACTCGCCCCAAGGCTCATGGCCAAACTTCGCAATGTAGACACTTCCGAACTGGTCTCATCAATCTTTCCATCTTCCAGTCGTTGCACAATTCCTTTAAGTCTAGCAATTCTATCGGTAACGCTACTACCCGCATCGACTGAACTTGGCTGGCTCTGCTCCCCTTCCCGCACAAAGATAGGTCGTGCGTAGGCCACACCGCATGTGATAACCCTTCTAACCGCTTGCTTGACCTGCTCTTTGAACTCAGGTCGTTGGGTGTTAATTTGATAGGTATAGTTCTTTTCAAGGGTCTCGCATACCTTATCAACAAGCTTTTCTTTGGTTTTTCCATTTTGGTAATCAGCAAAAAGTGCACCAATCTCTGGGGGAAGCTGTCCGCCTTGGCTCACCATCTCCTGTGCAACTTGCATCCCATGCATCAAACTCTCCATCGAGCCATCCCACACCTGATACTCCATCCGTTTATTCCTCTGTGCAACCGCCGTGGGATTCTTAGCATAAAGTGTAGCAACTTTCTGATTCACCATGCGTAGGACGATGTTATTCGTATACCTCTCATCATCCATCTCAACCTGACTTTGCCACTGTAGTCCTGTCGCAAACTCCATATTCCTACGCATCCGCTTAAAGTCTGAATCAAACTTCTGTTTAGACCGTTTGATTCTACCTAGCCACAGTTTAATCTCACTCTGTCCAGCAGAGTCAGCTTGCTGCACTGGTGCCTCCGGCTTAGACGGATTCCCAGCTAGGTCTTGTGTATCTTGTGCAACGTTATTCACTTTTAACGGCCTTCGTATTTGGGTAGTAACTTAGCACGACGTTCTTTATCAAGTTGTTTGAGCCAACTTAGAGTTGGACGAAAAGGAGCATCCAGAATCTCGTCTTCTTTCTTAGTCGGAACTGCTGTGCGGATTAGACGACTCAACCCTAACCCGATATGTGCGAGAAAGTCACAGAAGTCATCAGTCTTACCTCCTGGGAAGTGAAGAAGTTCGTGCTCGGCATCCGGCCACCATGAAGCGAACTTTGGGAATTTAACCCTAAGCATACTCATGCGACCTTGGATGGAGCGAGCACGAACGTCTTTACCCTTAGCTGGAGAGTGCTCTTCGATGTAGTTGTAGATACGTTCATCCTGCATCATCTCTTTAATGAACGGACCCCAGGCCTGTGAGATGTGACCTTTCTCAGACCAGAAGATGTCTGGATTCCTACGGCGGCAAAAATCCACGAACGAGGTGACAACTTCCTTTGGACCAGCAACTTTCCAGAAGATATCCGGGAGAACATATATCATCCCAGTACTATCAACCGCAACTCCCCCAAAGCACGTCCTATTCGCATCCTTATGTTCTGAAACAGCCCAATCTCCAGCACCGTAAATGCGAGGTTTAGTCAACATCAAAGCGTCGTACTCTGCACGACTATACTCCAGCATCCACTCCTTCTTGAAGTAATCACCTTCTTCTGGACTAGGGTCTTGGTTATACAACCCAGCTTGGGTTCTAGCTGGAAGTTGAAGAACCTTAGCAGCTTGGAGTCTAGTCATATACTCCGGCCAAATTCTACTATCAAGGTAGACCTGCGCCTTAGGGTCTTGCACAATCTCCTCGGCGGTCATGGAGTTAATGTCTAGGTGACCGATGGACGACTTATTCGCAACTGGACGACCAAGAGGATCACCTTCTCGTGCGAAGAAAGGTATTTTCACCACAACCCAACTACTCTCTTCTCGGTCTAGGATTCTTCCCACAAGATCATCTTCGTGTCGACGATTTGCTACAATCACTGTAACTGCATCGGGTTTCAACCTAGGCCAGAAATCCCCATTGTACCAAGTCCATTGTTTATCCCTAATGGTCTTAGAATCCGCGTCCTCTTCTGTGCCAATGTAGTCGTCGATGTAACCCAAATCACCTCTCCTACCCGAAATCCCGCCGCCGATACCCACACAACGATAAGCCCCTCCATTGGTTGTCATCCACTCTTGCACCGACCTACTATCCGCAGTAAGACTATACCCAAGAACCTTTCCTTCCGCAAGAACTGTATTCCTACAGTCCCTGCTAAACCCTTCAACCAACTCTGCCGCATACGAACAAGCCAAAATTCTGCTCCCGGGTTTGCGTTGCAAGTACCATGGTGGAGTATCCATTGATATGTATGTTGACTTAGCGGCACCCGGGGGCATAAGAACCATTAGGTTGGCGCAGGGGTTTCCAGTGACAGGATGGACGAGAGTCCCATCTATTGCACGTTGGACTAGCTCTAGCAACACCAGATGATGCAGAGCTGGCTTCTGGTTAAACTTCTCTCGGCGGTAAGTCGACCACTCTTTCAAACTCCCCCGAATCTGACGACGCCTAAGCAACTCCTGCGCTGCTATGGTTGGATTCAGATTAGGCATACTAGGAAGGAAGTAAAGAAGTAAGTGATTGTTTTCCTAGTTTGTACCTGAAGCAGTCTCGCTCTGCACTGCTCCCACCATAGAGCCTCGGACTGCTTTGGCTAGCTCACCATCTGAAAGGTCTTCCGCGCTGAGGTTGAGATGTGTCATAACCTGCTGCGCCCGTCCATAAACTCGATCCAAAATCTCCTTAGCGTTAGAGCTTCTCACCTTCACATCACACTGAGGATCCCGAACTGTCCTAATAAGGAATTGCGCACAATCCAATACTGCGCCCTTCAACGCGTACTCCACCTGATCCCCACCATGTTGTCGAATCAAATCCGCAATCCTCTTAGTCGCCCAAGGTTGTTTCAACACATACCCGACTTGAACTGCACTAAACCCAGTCTTCTCTGCAATCTCATTCCGAGTATTCCCCTCAGCGGCTAGATAACAAATCACTCTGTGTTGGGGTTTTTCCTCTTGTAGCAGATACGATGGACTTCTTTGTCCAAAGAAAGCTTCAGTGTCCGGAAACGCAGCCGTCGAATCCTCCTCCACTGAGGGCATCGCAGGCTCGCTGGGGTCTTGTTCAATGTTTGAACAGAACTGCTCTAGCCCAGCTTCCTCTGGGGTCTTAGGAACGAAGGCCACTTGTCCCACCTCCGCAAGCCCACTCTTCGCCTTCTCCACCAACTCCCGTATGTCAAACCCTCCTACTGGCATACAACTCCTCCCTCCACTTTCTCGTTCTCTTTCTCTTTCTCTTTCCCAGTCCACACCCTAAACCCTACACCCCTTCCCTCCCCCAACGGTTGTGCGCTAATCAACCTCTCCAGTTGACTACTCTCCCTCCCATTCCCATCCAATGGGGCTACTGCGTTTACCTCATATGCACTTTCACTCATTACCCCTACTATATCACACCCCACCTCTAACTCCTAAATCTTTCATTTGATGCTATTCTTCCTACACCTGGTAGATTCTAAAAAGTGATGTGGTTTGTAGAGATGGGACCCGTCCTTTTAGCGCGTGCGCACGAAAAGTGGGGGATGCCGGTCAGCCATTGGATAGCATCATTGCAAGGGGAGCGACTAGCCTAGTCTGCTATTAGGCTGGATGATAGAGTGGTATTAGGCTAGGATATAGTCGACTAGGCCGATTGCGATTGAATGTCTACTGGTTTGCTAGACAAGCAATGCCGGGCGTCAGCTTGCTCCTACCCTAGCTTGCTCCTAGTGCCTACCCTAGCCTAGCCGAGAGCCTACCCTAGCTTGCTCCACTCTACCCTAGCACCTAACGTGCCATAAATTGCATTTGAAATTTTTGTGAAATTTTGAGAGGGTGGGGACCTTTCTGGCATATTCCATGCTAGAGCTGTCAGAGCAAGCAATCTCTATGCCAATAAGCGCGAGAGCAAGCAATTAAACCTAGATTTTTAGATTGCATCAAAAGATGGCTCTGCTAGGATGATGGCAGATAAAGGCGATTGAGCCAAACCAGCCTAGCAAGCTGGAAATTGAAAATAGCAAGGAAGTTGCTAGCCTTGCAAAAGAGAAAGTAAATAGAATGAAAGCAATGCAAATTGAGTTGACGAAAGCGGCGGTCAAGGGATATTTGACCAAAGCAAGTGAAGATAGAAAGGTTTCATTGTGCAGCGCGAAAGCCATGAGGTTAGCGACGTTCAGGGTGGTGTGTGATATTCTGGACGTCAAAGACGCGGAGCTTAGGAAAGAAGCGTGGGTCGTCTTTGAATCCTCTCCGGGATGGTTCGCAAGCAATGCAAGCGCGGCGATGGCGGCGTATGGGCTTAAGGGGAAGACGGAAGAGGTGTTTGATGAGTTCAATGTCTGAGGTCTAGGCAAAGGAGAGAGGCTAGGGTCGAAGGATGTGTTTGCGGAGTTCCAACCATAGAGATTAGAACGCAAAGGTGGGAAGGGACTAACCACCTTTGGGTCTAGGCTCAATTAAGGGTCTGGAAAAAATAGAAAGAGAAAAGTGGTATGTTTATTATAATAGGAGAATTCGAGGATATGGCGTTCAACGCAAAGTCGGGTGACGGCAAGACGTGGACCGTTAGCTTCACTGATGTATTCACCAAGCAAGCAAGAGTGGAAGAATTAACCGCTTTGCAGCTTAGTTATGTTGTGCAGTTCAATCTGCACGAAGACGGCGAACCGGAAGGGTTCGAGAAGATGTATGAGGCGCTTGAACCAATCTTTAAGAGTTGGCCTACTCACATGAGACCAATCCCGTAAGGTTTAAGTCTAACACAAGCCTAGCAAGGTGGAGCACTTCCGCTTTGCTAGGCTTCTTTGCGTGCGGTTCAATAGTTGAACAAGACTCCTAGAAGCAAAAGCATCATTCCCCTAGCTTCCCCTAGCATCGTGGATGCGTTGTGCATAGGTGGTATAACTCACATAGTCCCCCCTGCCCGCCTATTCTCTAGGCCTCTATTCTCTCTAGGCGCATTTGATGCCCTTGTCAGCACACCTAGACTCTCTCTCCTATACCTTGTAAAAAAAAAAAAATTTAAAACGTTATAGTCAAGCGAAAGCATCAAATGATGGAGTCGAATAGGCTAGGATAGGCTAGGCATAGGGGGGACCGTGAGTTAGGCTATACATGTCTAACCCACCCACCCATAGAAGAATGATGGAATTGCGAAGAAAGGTTAGCCTAGCAAAGAAGAATCATTTGATGGGCATTGACGACAAGGAGTGGGTTATGCTATTCTTTAGAAGGATGGAAAGCAGCTTTGATGCTTTGATGGCTTGATGGCTAAAACCCAATTGAGCTTTCCCGCCAACGAAAGCTAGACATATATGAGTGAAGTCACAACAGAGTTCAGCAATAGCAATAGCAATCTTGAAACCCTACCAAGGTTTGAGCTTAGAGAACCTCAGTGTAGAAGGTTTGAGAAACTAATAGGTCATGCGATTAAGAATCCAAGTCTTGTCTTGAACATGGAAAACATCGCAGAGGTCATTGGTGGAAGTGGGATGAATAGTAGAACCTTTAAGCTGAGATTTGAAGACGCTTTGTTGGGTTTTCGTAGATACAAATATCCTAGTGAACTAATTCCTCGTGGGTATGACCTCAAAGTTATCAAGGTACAGGAACTTGCAGGAGGAAAAGTGCTCGTCTCGAACATGGTTGCTGCAACAGTTCAGCAGATGGAAAAGGAAACAGTTCCGCATAGTAATAATAAAGGTAAGTTGATTCAGTTTTTGTTGGACTTTGATTATGCAACTAAGGATGGGAGTAAGGTTGGAATTGCGTATGACCTAGACACTCAGCGGGAAGAGATTAGTAAACTCATCAAGCAAGTCCGTCCTGACATCAAAGACGATGATGTTGACTGGAGTCCTAATGCTAAGATGCAAGTGTGGATTTACAAAGATTGAAGAAAAAGTCTTGTTCAATAGTTGAACAAGACTTGGAACTGATTAAGTAGTAGCAAGTTTTATGCCAAGCCTTCCGAAGCAATCGCCATGCCAATTGGCTCCTTTGATGCGAATTAAATCTATAATCTCTCCTTGCGCTTTAGAAGGCCTTGTGAGAAGCTATCTCTAGATGAAAGGCGAATCTTCCCATCATTTGAGGCAATCGCCTAGCTTGGCAATCGGCCAAGCTAGCGACGCGCGATTGCGAGCAAGTGCGTATTTCGCACCTATCACTTTCTCTCCAGTTTCCTTTCCAGTTTCCTTTCCAGTTTCCATAAATTTCCTCTCCAATTTCCTCTCCACCACCATAGATACGACAACAACCTTGCCCCTTCCTTTGGGACGAGAAAAGCACTACGTTAAAAAAGCACTGAGCAACCTGATAAAGGACTTGGTGAATGCAAATAACGTCATGGTATGCTACTCGAATAGTTGGCAGAATAAAGTTGTCGGTCAGTTAGGGCTACACGCAGACGGTTCTATCGTGGTGGAGAGTGCTTTTGAAGTAAAGTAAAAAAAAAACACTAAAAATAAACCAAATGAAACCTCTCTCCTATTCACTCGTCTTTCTCTCCTTCACTATCTTTCAAATCGCAATGCTCTTACTTAAACTCACATTTGTCCGTTGTCTGATGTGGCTTGCAGTTGACATTGCGTGTGCTATGACTTTCCTGTATATCAAAGACTGCAAGGAGAACTAGAATATGCCACTTCAACCCTACTCTTCCGTCTCCCAACTCTGCGAGTCTCTACGCATTCCACAAAGCCGTCTCGCTTCAGGTTGGCGTTTAACTGAACCTCTCCAAGGAGAAATCCAAGGTATCCCATCTTCTCGTGGACTCCTACTCGCAACTGATGGTATCATCTGTATCATCCATCGTGGCGGTATGAGCATATTCTTCGGACACCTAGACTTCTTTCTTCCTGACAAGGAGACTGAGTTCGACATTTCCGCCGATAGCGTCCAGACATCAAGTCGCTCCAGTTCTAAAACCCAGAAGATTTTCGACAACTTCGTTGTATGACTCCTTTCCTTTCCTTTACTTTCCTAAAACAATTTCCTCCGACGTCGGAGAGAAACCAGACTAGGCGGCTGGTAGCACATTCCACCTAAACAGGAGTGAATGATTCCTGAACAACTATCATTCAAAACTAAACAAAGAAAACCAAAGCTAATGAAAAAAGTTGAATACAGTTCACTCGGACTGACCGTCAACCTGAGCGTTCCTGAAACCGTCGATGAATTCGACAAGAACGCAAAGAAGGTTGGTGCGTGTCTCGCTGAAGCCATCAACAACATCGTCTATCGTGGAAGTCTCGCAGAATTCCGTGACATCTTCCTGCACGGACGACTCGAAGAGAAGGACGCGAATGGGAAGGTTATCGTCACCGCTCTCAAGGGTGTTGATGACATCACCGGGATCGCCCGTAAGGAGTTGCCAGTTCTGAAGGATGGCAAACCAGTGATTCGTGATGGCAGTCCTGTCACGATCTACGACCCAGAAGACTCGGAAGCGAAGTACTTCAAACGGATCCTCGCTGCGGCCAACAAGAAGGTCGAGGACTTCCAAGCACAAGCTGACGCTGTTGCTGCTGCGTTGGTCTTTGACGCCAGTGCCACGGAGAAGAAACCTGCTGGTCCTCGTAAGCTCGCGCAGAAGTACAAGGACATTGCGGCTGCGTTCCTCACTGGGAAGCGCAATCTGGATAAACTCCAGAAGGCACTCGCCAAGGACCTCAGTGGGAAGCAGTTCGTTCCAGTTGCGGGTGTTCCTGTGACAGACGAGAAGAACGTCGAAGTCTTGGGTTGGCTCTGCAAGGAGTTCGAAGCTGCGCAGGATGCGTTCAGTAAGGTTGGGTAAGAAGTAGTCGGTCGAACACGGTGGGAGAGGAAAGTGTCCTCTCCCACCCTTTCGGTTGACTAAACAAAAACAAACTAAACAAAACAAAAACAAAACAATGAAAAATCAAGTTGGAACATGCGAAAATATCACACGTCTCTCATCGACCCACACACATCTTGTCGTCAAAGACGCCATCAACGGTAGGTGGATTCGTTGGCAGACTAATAAACAAGCCTGTGCATCTCGACAAGCTGAATCCAACTCTTCGATGTGGGGAGAAGTTGCAATGTCCAAAGTTATCTTCGGATAAATTAGTCTTGTTCAAAGATTGAACAGAACCTAAGAATATGAAAGCATCTGAATACTATCCAAAAGACAGAAATTGCGACGTTTCTTACCTAGAACGTGACGGATTTCGCATAGGTTGGCTTTGTGCGAAGTTTGAAGCTGAATTAAACGCTTTACATGAAGCTGAGATTGATGTCGAGGTCGACATAGACCAAATTATCGCACGTAATCTTGACCGAGATAAACTTATGGTCTTCATTCAAATCTTTGGTGGAAAATGGGATAAAAAGGTTGAAGACTTTTATCCTGACAAAATTCGATACGAACAAGAGATTGCAATTCCAGAAAACTTTAGAACTGGCTTCAAAATCATTGCAGCACAAGTCCCACCTCCACCAAGTTGCCGGATTGTCGAAGAAGAAGTTCTAGTCCCTGCTAGAGTAGAAAAAAGGAAGAGGATTGTTTGTCCAAAAGAAGAAGTGCTAGTACCAGATTCGACGGCTGAATCATCTAGTGTCGAGGTTCAACCGCCGACGACTCTTGAACTCTCAGGCAACTCTCTCACCATTCCAATTGACCCAGTCACCAGTGACTTAATCGTCAAAGACAAGGAGACCTTTTAATGCCCACGATCTCAATGAAACCTCGTGCAAATTACGTCACCCAATCCTCTGTTTGGACCAATCAATTCTACGGTCCACTCACGAATCGTCGCATTGCACAATACCAAAAAGAAGGACGACTCACAACCAACTCCTTCGTTCGCGCTGCTGTGAGTATCAAACGACGTATTAGTCGTAAAAAGAGTCTTAAGCAGACTATGAAGGTTTTTGAAAGGTTTTAATATGAGTACACGCCACCCTTTTGGTTGGGAGCTTCCCCCGGGAGTTTCTCTTGCTGATATTGAACGTTCACAAGGAAGCTGTGATTGTGACGAAAACCTTGATGAATTAACCTGTCCTCGATGTGGTGGTCTTGGAGATATTGAGGACAAAACACAGAAATCGCAACTATCCACCTGTCCAAGATGTAGAGAAGCCGGAGTGGTTTAGAATTCACAGTCTCGTGGCGGAAGATAAGACGCTAATGAATGCAGTAGCATTATAAGGTGTGAGACACAACCACCATCCAAGTATCGAATCTTGGCGAGACCAACCCTTTCGATTACAAACAATATGAAACAACAACCAACAGCTGAACAATCGCGTGATGCACTTAATATACTAATTAAGTGCTCAGACAAAGACTTCAAAGCGCGTTTAATTACAGCAAAGGAACGCGAAAAACTGACATACGAAGACAACACAACTAAAGAGTGGTGGGTAATGCAAGCATTCATTATTGATAGTCGTTATTGGTGTGGTTGGGATGTGTTCTATGGTCGCTGTATTGTCGTTGACTTACAAAAGAAACTAGCTTTCACAGCAGTTAACGGTATTTTCCAAGATGATTTTGTGTTTCTCTCTGACTATTACGATTATCCAGATGGAGCTTTTTACTATGCAAGTAACTAACTACACCGACACCCAACTCGAACAAGTGATTGCGGGTCTTTTGTTAACAGACGCTATGTTGTCTCTGCCGACTTCGCCTACAACTCACTGCCGCACGTAAAAGAAAGAAAACAACCATGAACAAAGACCTTGTTGATATGCTTCTTCGAGCACGAGTAATGCTCACCGAAATTGTTGAAGACGTTCATCCTGATTACTGCTTTCGTGAAGCTGTCCTTCTCGGCGATATTAACACTTGGTTGGACCAACATCCAACTATAACAAAAACTACAAAAACAAATGAACCCAACTCCTAGTCCAACTGCTCCCTCTTCCACCGAACCAACCTTCTCGAACCCATACGAAGGTTGCCATAAATCTAACTCTGAACCCACTCGATTTAATGTCGATGTCGACCAGACTGAATACGAGTTCATCAAACTTCTTCGTCCCACCAAAGGAACTGTCGTCATCTCAGTCAACACCCTCTTTCACAAACTCGTTCTTGAATGCAAGCGTCGAGGGATTACGGACATAACCAAAAAGAAAGACTACGAACACTTCATCGCGCATTGTGTGATTGCAATGCCAAGTGAACTAAATGGAACATTGGAGAAACAATATGCAACAAAACCAAACTCAAACGGAGCAGCAACAGCAACCCCAGCAGCAACCCCAGCAACTCCCATCAGTGGAAGTAGCACATCAGGAGACATGGCAGACCTCACTCGAAGCACCCCTACGCGGTCTCTTAGCCACCCCAGCGAACGAGATGTCCGAGGAGCAACTCCGACAACAAGTTCAGCAACTCCGACAACTTCGCCAAAGCAGTCAGACCTTTCAGGCGGCAGTAAGGGAGTCAGTCGAAGGACAACCAGAGGAAAGTAAGAGTGCAACATTTGATCAATTTTAATAAAACCTATGGATAAAACTAACTCTCCTAGCGGAGTCTGGATTCGACTAGACGCTAATACTCTTATCAATCTAAACTACGTCATCAAGGTAGCTCGCACCATGACCAAGACAACCTTCAAAGAAGGGTTGATGTTCTTTCACAATTCTAGTGGAACTGCATCAGGTCAGTTTGTGGAATTTTCCTCAGCAGCAGTGGCTGATCAGAAGTTCCTTGATGTCTCGACAATCTTGGATCGTATTATTGGAGTGACTGATCTACGTGAGTGACCCAATGAACTCTGACCCTAAGATATGCACAAGGTGTAAGCAGTTGTGTCTACACTACTTCTCAATTCACACTGTAAACTATGAGCTAATTCTCTGCTCAACCTGCTGCATACACTTTATCACATCCTTCTACAACGAAGACCCTTTTCAACGAAAACAAATCCTCAACTACATAACAAAAACAAATGAACCTACCACCCCTCCCCCTCATTGACGGTGCACTTCTAGTCGACAACTCGATGCTAGAGCTGCTCACAACCTGCCCTAGACAACTTGAATACAACAAACTCCATCGTAGGATTAGTTCCTCGGAGAGTCCAAGTCTTAACTTCGGCTCTGCAATCCACCTTGCGATGGAGCTACGGTATAAAACCTGTGGCAATGGACCAACTGACCCTCTTTATATGTCCAATGTCGCAGAGCTACTCCAAGACCACTTCACCACTCACCCTTGTCCAGTAGAAGACTACCGCAACTACAACTGGGCACTAGAAGTCATCCGTCGATATAATAACAAATATCAGCAGGAGGACTTCAAGGTTCTTGAATACACCTCTCCCCAACCTTGCCACCAATGCAAAGGAAAAGGTGCTGTTCAAAAGTTGAACGAGACTGGAGAAGAGGAATCCAAGCCATGTTTCTTCTGTGAAGAAACTGGACAAAGCAAGATGATGGTGGAGCTTCCGTTTACAGTTGATCTATTTTGGTGGGAAGGGATAGTTCCGACAGCTGCACTAGCGGAAGGTTTTCCCGCCGAGCAGATTTTCTACTCAGGAGACGGCTTTGCTAAGGTGCAGATTCGTGTTCTCTACTGTGGTCGAATCGACCTTCCTCACATCCTAGACGGCTCACTCTTTGTGATGGATCATAAGACCACCTCTATGCTTGGTAACGGATTTTACGAACAAATGCGTATGTCCGCACAGCAAAAAGGCTACTGTTGGTCATTTGAGCAGCTCACTGGACAAAAAGTTCGTGGATACCAAGTCAACACTATTCGCGTCAAAGAACCACCTAAATATGTCACTGAAGGCAAAGCCTCTAGTCGCACTGGGAAGGTTACCACTGCTGAAAGTTGGTGGGATGAGAGTTTGCAACGAGAAAAGTATCTTCTCTCGGATGGGGAACTAAACGAATGGCATCGCAACACCATCGGGCTGATCAAAGAGTTCTTTTGGCACTACCAAAATGACTACTTCCCTAAGAAGACTAGTTGGTGCGTATCCAAATACGGGAAGTGCACATACTACGATGTCTGTAGCCTCTTCCCATCTGAACAACGTGGAATCCTACTTCACTCTGGTAACTTCCAAGAGAACAAATGGACACCTCTTATCGAGCCTAGTCAAAGCAAACAACAAGGATAACATGACCTTTCGATATCTAGTCATAGTTCTCCTTGCCCAACTCTGGTTCTGGACTCTATGCTGTTGCTTTGTATACTTCACCAAGAACGACTACCCTTGGTGGAGTTACCTTTTAATCCTAACCATCGCACTATATCCACCCTTCTACCTAACTAAACACCCAAAATGAAAACATCCTCAGCAACTTCCCCCAAAGTTCCTGAACCTAAAGCCATCCTAATAGTCGGCGCACCAGGTTCAGGAAAGACCACCTTCGCTATGCAGTTTCCAAATTGCTACATAGCTGACTGTGATTCAAACCTCGACGGCCCAGAGCGTTTCAATCGCCTCACCCACAAGCTCAACCTGCAATACTCCTATGACACCATTCGTTATGACGATGACGGGAAACCTGTTCCCATCCACTCGTGCTTTGATCGTCTCATGGACAAACTCCTGCTTGCAAAGAACGAACCTGCGATTCAGACCGTTGTCGTCGACTCCCTCACCCTTATCAATGAGTATGTCATCCAAAAGGTTCTCAAAGCACAGTCAAAGACTGAAATGGAAGCACGACACTGGCAGCCTTTCAAAAGTGAACTCTATAAACTTCTCGTTGGACGTCTCCGAGATATGGGTAAGACTACCATAGTCACCGCGCATGAGACAGATATAGAAAGGGCTGACTCTAAGAATGTGATGCAGAAGGTATTAGTCTCACGCCGACCATACATTCAAGGAGGGATTAACGAACAACTAGGAGGGCTTTTCACCGACATGTGGAGGATGGAAGCTAGACCCGCACCGGGAGGAAAGATGGAAGTTGTGCTGTTGAGTGCAAGAACGCAATACGATGAGTTGAAGAACACAATCGGGTTGCCTAGTGAAATCGTGAATCCAACCTATGAGAAAATTAAACAGCATTTACCTTTATGACTACCATCCAACTCACCGAGGAGCAACTCGAAGCGGTTACTAGGATAAAGGTCTGGCACAAATCTGGACAACGTTTAGAATTCCGTTTAGGTGGTTATGCTGGAACGGGTAAGACAACCATTCAGAAGGTAGTTCGAGAGGACTTAGACATCCTAGGAACTCGATCTACCATCTGTGCGTTCACTGGAAAGGCTGTCAACGTCCTTCAGCGTAAGGAACTCCACGATGCTGCTACTATCCACTCAACAATCTACGATTGTGTCCCACAAAAGGATGGCAACTTTGAGTTCTACCTTAAGTCTAGGCTTGAAGGGAATCCTAAACTAATCATCATCGACGAAGCTAGTATGATTTCTTCTGAACTCTACACAGACCTTAGAAGTTTCAACATCCCACTTTTGTTTGTAGGTGACCCGGGACAACTAGAGCCGATTGGTGATAACCCTAATCTCATGGCGCGACCTGACTTCGTTCTATCTAAAATCCACCGACAAGCTGAGTCCAGCCCCATCATACGCTTTGCATCCGAGACCCGACAAGGAGTTCCCGCCAAGGAGAAGACTGAGCCAGGACTTTGCATCCGGTCTAAAGTCGGCTTTGACATTCCACTCGCGGCTACATTCGACCAAGTCATTTGTGCGAGGAATAAAACTCGCACGGATATTAACATGCGCTTTAGACGGTATCTGGAGAAGCCAGTAGACAAACTACAGCTAGGAGACAAGATTATTGTGCTACGCAATAATATGTCCTTTGGTGTCTTCAACGGCATGATCTTATTTGTCGACCTAGTCTTAGAGCACACCACTCTTTACACTAAGATCGACGCTCATGACGAGATTGGTAGGAAGTTCTCTAATCTGTTGGTTTGGAACGAACCTTTCACCAAACCCCTTCCCAAAAACTTCACCATACCTAAACTACGCAACCAACAACTCGTCTACGCTGATTGGGGATACTGTATCACCTGTCACAAATCCCAAGGGTCAGAATGGGATAAGGTTCTTGTCTGGTTTGAATGGATGCATCACTCAATTTGGGATAATAAACGGTGGTCTTACACCGCAATCACTCGTGCTGCGAAGGAACTAACCTACTGCTTATGACAACCTATCCAACCATCGAAAAGGGAGTGCCTATCCCGCCAACCATTCGTCAACGTGTCTTTCGCACTAACTGGAAGCCTTTTCTACTTCGCTTAGCGATTGGAGACTCGTTCGTCTCCATTAACGCTAATATAGCCAGCTACTGCCATACTCGACTTGGAAATGAAATTAAACTAAAACGTCACGATAACTATGACGGAACATACCGATATTGGAGAACACACTAATATGATAAACCAAGGACCACGCTCAGACGACTCTTGTCCAATCAATCGCTTTCGCACGCACAACGAGCGACAAGTTGTTGAAAACTTCATGAAGAAACTCAAAGAAGAGTTTCCAGTTAAAGACTCCGCTGACGTTGAGAAGCTAATCCTCGGACTAAAATCCCACATCTCTTCAGTCAACGCACACCTTGGCGCAATCTACAACACTCACAAAGCTGGTGGTCTCATCCTTGACCGTGCAACTTTCAAAGACGAAGCACAACGTCGATACCTCGACCTGCTTTCTAAATACTCCAAGGACGAACTCCACCTTCTCATGACCTGTATCCTTTCAGACCTCTCCGTCAAGGAGTGGGTCTAAACTCCCCATGGGTGGAGCACTACCCATAGACAGAAACAACAACAAAACAAAAGAAAAGAAAATGAAAATCGAAACTCATATCCTGATGTTCCCTGACGCAGTTGGAACTGCTCCTGAAGCTGACCCGTTCGCAATGCCGGCAAGTGAAGTGGACACCCGCTTCCCTCGTCTGCAACCAGATCGTATCTACCGAATGTGTATTGTCTCAGCGGAGAAGACCCAAGCGAAGGAAACTGGGAACGACATGATCGTGCTCAAGATGTCCACCACGAAGGAAGAGCTGGACACGGACGGAAAGACAGTCCATCCTGGGTTTCCAATCTTTCACCGGATTGGAGTGGTGGTGACAAAGGATCGTGACGCTAATGCGATCAAACGGGATGTTGCGTTGGTCCTCAAGGCAGTTGGTAAGGGTAGTCTGACTGTTCGCGATGCCATTGACAAAACCGAAGAGGTCTTCAAGGACCAAATCGTGGACGTCAAGGTTGGTTTGCAGAAAGCCAAGGACGGTTACCCGGAGAGCAATAAGATCAGTTCGTTTGTGATTCCTGGCTATTAGGACACAGAAAAGAGCAGCCTTCGGGAGTAGGACTAGAAACCACCTGCTCCCGAAGTGCTGTTCAATTATTGAACAAGACTAATCTCCATGAAAGCCATCCATGACAAATTTAGTCGAATTCCAAACAAGCAAGCTAGATTCTACTTTCGTAAAACCGAAGATGGTTTATGTCCTAGATGCGGAAAACTGCCATCAGAGGTTGGACATAAGTATTGCTCAGTTTGTCGGAAGTGGAAACAAGAGTATCATTTAAGAACCTATAAACCCAAGAAAAGCCTCACAGTTAAAGGAAGAAAGTCAAAATATTTATGAAACAATTAGTTCCTGAAACCTTTTACGTAATCTCCGAGTCGGAGAAAGATAGAGGTAGAGTTGTAACTTACTTCGAGGAAATGTGCACTGCTCTTCAAATCAAAACCATCGCTGGTCGAGAAGCACTTCGTATCACCTTGGAGAACATCAAACTTCTCGACCAGAAGCAACTAGACTACGGCTCTCGAAACATCTCAGGTTTTGGTATCTTCGGAGTCGTCGTCCGCATGAACGACAAATTCGAGCGCATCAAGAACCTCTTCAATTCTGGTCGACGTCGTCGGGCCGCCAACGAATCCATCCGAGACTCGTTCAAAGACATAGCGAACTACGCAGTCATAGCCGAGATGCTAGAGACTGGAAAATGGCCACAAGAATAGAATGAACACCCTTATGATTGAAACCCCACCCATCTCACATCCTAGTCTAGTCACTTCCCTCTGTAAAGACGGACAGGAGATTAGAGACTCTCTCACCTTTGTAGACTGCCACTTACTCCACATGATACTTGGTATCTCTGGTGAAGCTGGCGAATTACTCGACGCAATCAAGAAAGCAGTAATCTACCGAAAGGAAATCGACCTACCTAACGTCATCGAAGAACTTGGTGACATCGAATTCTACCTCGAAGGTCTTCGACAAGGTCTAGGGGTTTCCCGCCAACAATGTCTAGACCACAACATCGCTAAGCTGACCAAACGCTATGGTGAAAAATACTCCAACGAAGCTGCTCAACTACGCAAAGACAAACAACCATGAATCGTCAAACTCTTCCTCTAAATGAAATCCAAGTCACCAATCGTCAGCGTCTCGACAATGGAGACATTGCTGAACTTGCACAATCGCTTAAAACAAATGGCCTCATACAGCCTATTGTTATCAACCAAGACAAACGACTTATCGCCGGAGGTCGTCGCTATGCTGCGGCAAGTTCACTTGGTTGGATTAGTATCGACGTTGTATATCGAGAGACTATGTCTGAAGACGAGTTGCATATCCTCGAACTCGAAGAGAATGTCCAAAGGAAAGACGAGACGTGGCAGGAAAAATGTCTCCACATCGCAACCATCCACCGGCTTAAAGTTAAAACCAACGCACTAGATTCAAAGTCATGGGGACAAAGGGAGACTGGTGCAATGCTTGGAGTCTCAGTAGGAAATATCAACTTCAACCTACAAGTTGCTGGCAAGCTCTCAACGGAAATCAACATCCTAACAGGTCTTCCTAGAGAGAACGCACGCTTCTGGTCACAAGATTCCCTCACCGCTGCGTGGAAACTTCTTCTTCGTGATCGTGAGGATGAACTGATGGCAGCGCTAGCTTCTCGACAAGCAGAGGCAACGTTTGATGCAGTGCTGGAAGTAACTGAAGAGCAGTCTACTATCACAACTCTTCCAACCGACTCCGAGATAGAAGCAACTTACGACCAACAACTTCGTGACCTACTTCAGTACTTTGGAAGAAAGAAGTATGTCCTAGAGGTTGCCGAGTTCCCACATCTTTATCTTCGAGTCATGCAACACTTTCTCAACGCTGGTAAAGGAACAGAAGCAGACTTTGATAAATACTGGAAAGAACAAGTTGAACTCGTCTCAAAGAAGGAAGTTGTGATGCTTTCTAATAGACTCTTCCAAGGGGATTCGATTGAGTTTATGAACCGACTTGAGAACCAAGGAAGATTCGACCATGTCATCACGGATATTCCTTATGGGATTGACATGGGTAGGCTGAATCAGCAAAACCCACATGGAGGTATGAAGAATATTGACACCGTCGAAGACCTCCACGACGTCGAGTACAACCGTCAACTAATCTCAGACTTCTTCCCTGCTGCTTTCAAATGCACAAAACCCTCGGCCTTTGTCATCACATGGGCAGACCAAATGCTCTGGCAGTTTATGTACGACTGCGCCATCAAAGCTGGGTTTGCCGTTCAACGTTGGCCGATCACTTGGGTCAAGACTTCCTCTTGCATGAACCAATGTGCACAATACAACACCACTAAAGACACCGAAATAGCTATTGTCTGTCGAAAGAAAGGTGCAACTCTAGTGCAAAATCCACAAACCTCAGTCATCACCTGTGGCCGAGACCAACTCTGTAATGACGTTGGGCACCCCTTTGCTAAACCCCGTGAGATTTGGACCTTTCTCGCTAATGCAGTTTCCATGAAAGGCCAACTCATCCTTGAACCTTTTATGGGTCGTGGTAGTGGTGTCATCTCCATGCTTGGTATTGAGCGCAACGTCATTGGAGTTGAACTAGACAAATCTCACTACAATGCTGCGCTTGAGAATGTTAAAATCTTGCACTACCTTAAACTCAACTCAGACTTTGAGTTCCACTAACTTATGTCCTCCACCCTACATATCTACTTTCTCGCTGACCTATACGAAGTTGAAGTCAACGGAACCTTGGTGAAGAAAGTCACCAAGCACTCTCAAGATGGTTACTACAAAGAACTAGAGTTTGATGAACTACCCGAGCAGGTTCAAAGTGAAATCATACAGAGAGTATTGGAGAACTTCAAATGACACCAGTAAACTTTCCCGAAGCGAATACCAGATTTGGTCCACCTGTAGACTTAGAAGAATCGCAGTGTATGACTATACCTGCTTATCTAGGTTCTGTAAATAATCAAGATTGTGTTGATGGTGCTAATGTAATAGTTGTTGCTTGGAAACCATCACAAGAAGAACTAAATATCCTAATGCTTGGTGGAAGTATCTACTTATCGGTTTTAGGTGGACTTCCTCCACACTTTTTATGCACTGATTTTGTAACTGCGATAAATCCAAGATGACTTATTATGGCAAAGAAACCTTCCGTCTTCTCTCAGTTCGACCTAGACCTAATGCCCCAATCAAAGACTCCTCGTGCTCCTAAACACAACTCTCCTCAACTAGACCTCTTTAATACTCCCGCCAATGAAATCGACACCCCAGCTCCTTTCGAGAGAGGACGTCTTGTCCCTAACGACTTCCCTAGCACACAACTTAACTATCGCATTGCGATTGTTGGAGAAGCTCCCGGTGAGGACGAAGAGAAACTTGGTCGACCATTTGTCGGTCAGTCAGGACGGCTACTCGACCAAGTCCTTGCGAAGACTGGTATTGCAAGACCAGCTTGCTTTGTCGGAAATGTTTGTCAATACCGACCTCCAGGAAATGACATTAGCAAATTCAAAGTCACGAACTCTGAAATTCTTGAAGGGTTGGCACAGCTCCGTAAGGACCTCACAACTTTTCGTCCAAATATCGTCATCTTGCTAGGCAAGACTGCACTCTGGGCAGCTAAAGGTGACTGGAAGATTGGGAACTGGAGAGGGAGTGTGTTTCTTAGCGATAGACTAATAGAACCTCAAGGTGAGTTTCTTCCACCACAAGTTAAATGCATTGCTGCTTACCACCCAGCAGCATGTCTGCGCCAATACGACTTTCTTCCTCTTCTAATGATGGATGTTAAGAAAGCTATGGCGGAAGCAACTAGTCCTGAGTTTCACCCACCAATACGTGATCTAAAGATCAGTCAGTCATTCGACCATCTAATGTACGAAATGGAAAAGGTTCTAAGCAATCCAACTAACTGCTCATGTGATATTGAAGGTGGAGTTTCGGACATGCCATGTATCTCTATCTCGACGGCTGCATCAAAGTCTTTCATTGTCCCTTTCGCTAAGATAGACGGTGGGAGCTACTGGGCTACCGAGACCGAAGAGCTTTTAATTTGGCAACGTCTCATCCGAATCCTTTCCGACCCACGCATTCCAAAGATCTGGCAAAATGGTCTCTACGACCGCTTCGTTCTTCACCACTCCCATAATATTGTTGTCTGCAACAACCAAGACGACACTCTTCTAAAGTTCTGGGAACTATGGTGCGAGATGGAGAAGGACCTAGGCTTCCAGTGTTCTGTTCTAACTAAAGAACCCTACTACAAATTCGAGCGCAAGTCAGACTCTCAAGACGTCTTCTTCACCTACTGCTGTAAAGACTCTGCTTGCACCTTTGAGATAAACGAGAAGATGGAGAAGTTGTTAACTCCCGAACAACGTGCTCACTATAAATTCAACAACACCCTTCTCAACCCACTCCTCTACATGGAGCTTCGAGGTATACGGTATAACGAACCTCTAGCTCGTTCCCGTTTAGCTGAGATGAAAGGCCACGTCTATTCCGCCCAAGAGAAGCTAGACATCATCGCAGCAGAAAAAGGTGCAATAGATCGACTGGATTTCACACGGTCCAATCCCGAAATACTATCTCAAGTGCAAAACATCTGTGGCTATGTCAAAGACCGCTCCAAGCCTAAAGCAGCCTTCGTTGACCTCGGCTACTGGGACATCTATCGTCGTCTCCAGTTCCCTGACTCTCTCTCTGACCAAGAGCGTGGACAAATATCCATTGTGACTAAAACCACAATGAACACCAAATCCACTAAGTTCAAAGACTTCCTTTACAGCACCTGCGGTCTTCCTACTCAATGGAAGAAAGACTTAAAAACCAAAGAGCTAAAACGAACCACTGACTATGAAGCACTCCTTAAACTCTCCAAAAGTGCTGGCCATCCTGTTCTCACTCACGCTCTTGAACTTAGCCGCCTACGCACCCGTGCACAGATGCTTGCTATTATCCCTTACCACGGTCGTATGCACTGTAGTCTTAATCTGGTTGGTTCTGAAACAGGAAGGGTGAGTAGTTCGAAGAGTGCACTACATACTACTGAAGGCAGAGTCGGTGCAAATATGCAAACCGTCCCTGATGACTGGGACTTAGAAGACGAGGACAACCCTCTCACTCAAGGAATGCGTGACTTACTCCTAGCTGACGACGGCTGCTATCTTGCTAAGTGTGACCTAAAGGGCGCTGATGGTTGGACCGTTGGTTCCTTTATGGCTATGCTTGGTGACCCTACTATGCTAGACGACCTACGATTTGGAATCAAACCCGCACAAGTCGTAGCCTACATCCTAAAACACGGTGCAGGTCCAACTCTTGGAAAGAACAGACATGAAATCAAAGAAATGTGTAAAGAAATTAAAAAAGACGACTGGGAATACTTCGTCTCGAAACAAGGTATCTGGGGGACTTGCTACACCATGGGACCCCGCAAACTCGCAGAGCGTGTTTTCATCGAATCCGAAGGAAAGGTTAATATGTCCGAAAAACAAGCGAAAGAGTTTCAAGCTTGTATTCAAGTGCGCTACCGTGTCACTCTATGGCACAAATGGATGCAACGTCACCTTGAGTCTCAAACCTATCCCGCGAGGCTTACTGCGTCCAACGGATTCACTCGTAAGTTTTACGGAAGAAAGACTGAGATCCTTGGTGAGGCTCTCGCGCATTTACCGCAGGTCTATACAACGTACGCCACCAATAAAGCCGCTTACAATTTATGGACTGATAAAGAGAACCGAATACGAGTTAGCGATACTGCGTGTAAACTACGAGTGGAGCCGCTTCACCAGGTTCACGACGAATTACTAGTTCAATTCAAGATTGTTGACACTGAATGGGCAAAGATTAAGATTCGTCAATGGTTTAATAATACAATACTAATTGCGAATCAGCAGTTAGTTATACCTTTTGATGGAAACTATGGAACAGATTGGGCAATGGGAGAAGGTAGTAGAGTTGGAAGTATATGAAACAAATACCACTAAAAAATCAGTATAACATTTTCGCTTTAGTCGATGATGAAGACTATAATCATGTAATGCGTTATAAATCCTGGCGCTTACAAATTCATGGAGGACATGCTGTTACAGGCATAAGGTCAATAAAAATACACTGGTTATTGTTAGAGTGTCCAGATGGAATGGAAATAGATCACATAGACCATAATCCATTGAACAATCAAAAGAGCAATTTAAGAGTATGTTTGCGTTCTGAAAACTGCGCAAACAGAAGAAGGCAGACGAACAATACAACAGGTTATAAAGGTGTAAGTTTTAATCAAATTCTAAATAAATACGCAGCCTATAACAAAAAAGACGGAACAAAGTTTCATTTAGGTTTATACACTACAGCAGAAGAAGCCGCTTTAGTTTACGATAAAAAAGCTAAAGAGGCGTTTGGTGATTTTGCGTTTCTAAACTTTCCTGATAAAGACTCTCAATGAAAGACTTTATCACAGAGTACCTAATCTATAACCAAGGCAACATGTCACCTAAACGCTACCATCGTTGGTGCGCGTTGATGGTGTTGTCCTGCACAATGGGGAGGCGAATCTATGTCGACCATTCATATTTCCGCGTCCATCCAATGCTTTATATAACCTTAGTTGGTCGCCAAGGTATTCGCAAGACCTCTGCGATGAACAACGCTAAGGATATGCTTTTGGAAGTATTTCCTGACTATCCTGTCGGAGCATCTGTGATGTCCCGAGAACAAATCGTAGGACGACTCTGCTCCGATGACTGCCTTCGGGCATTCCAAGACGAGAACGGCAACATGATCGAGTTCAAACCCACAGCGTTCTTCATCAACGAATTAAAGAACTTCATGTCAATCAATCCTTCGGGTATGGTGGACTTCCTCACGGACATATACGACGTCAAAGCATTCAACGCAGATACCATCAAACACGGTCTCCAGCCTATCCTGCACCCTTGCGTTAACATCCTTGCCTGTGAGACTCCTAAGTGGCTTATCGAGAAACTCAAAATGAACATTATCGCGGGGGGATTCAGCCGTCGTATGATCTACGCTTACGAAACTGAACGCCCCAACCGTATCACCTTCCCACACAAATCCCACGACTCACGTGCTTCTGAACTCTGGTGCAAAGAACACCTTAAAAAGATAAAGGACTTAGTCGGCCCTATGCAATGGGAACCTTCCGCCCGTGAGTTCCTAGACCAATGGTTCAAAGCACTTCCTCACCAAGACGACGAAATCCTCGAAGGATACTACGAAGCTAAGGACATACTCGCACAGAAAATCGCCATGCTACTTGCAGTTGGACAGGAAGAGCCTAAGCTAGTCTTTACCACCGAACTCCTTGAACTAGCTATAGCCTTTCTCGAAGCTAACGAAGACAACCTTCCCAAGCTCACTGTCGCAGCAGGGCGCAACGAACTCGCAATCCCGCAACAACAACTAATGGATCACCTAATTGAAGCTGGAGGTATAATCTCTGAGAAGAAGTGGCACAGAGAGGCTGGAAAGAACCTATCAGAAATGGAATACGCAAACGCGAGACGTTTCTTCAAAGAGACTGATCAAATCTTCGAGGTTCAATACGCGCTGAATGGTGCAGTTGAACTTTGTATAGCTAATGCGGAAACATTCACTCGAATGATTAAAGAAGGTAAAATCCAAGCCAAGAAGAAATAGTCTTGTTCAACTATTGAACACCACTTATTTCTTCTTCTTTCCTTTGGAGTATAGTTCATCACTCATATCCATACGCGCTTCCTTAGCTGCGTGTGCAAGAGTTTCTTTGAACATCTTTTCCTTCTCACGTTGCTCCATAGAGTCGAACCACGCTCCTTGAAGACCTTTAATCTCCGAGAGGTATTCCTTCTTGAGAAGCTCCTCAAAACGAGGAAGTTCTTCCTTGGTAAGAGTGAGCGTTTGTCCTGCATCTGAGATACGATCAGAATGCGCTGGAAGTTTCAAACTATTCTTATCCAGCCAAGACTGCATCTCACTGGGAAGAGACTTCTGTAACGCAATTCCTCTATCAGCATTCCTACGAATAGCCGACTGTGCTGCGCGAGTCTCATCCTCCCTAGTCATAGCCGGACGTGCTGCTCGATACTTCTCTTCAGCGTCTAGTCTCTGCCCATAGTTCTGCATATTCAACCCATAAGTCTTCGCAGTCGCTTCCACTCGTTGCTGGTGTGTTAAAGGCGCACCTTTCTTAACTCCTAAAACTGCACCAAGACTAGTAAACACTCCCTTCACTCCAGCCTTATTACCACTCTCATCCTTTTCAAAATACGCAGCAACACTTGGATTCACTGCAAGAGTAGCAGCCTTTAACGCCTCAACTGGATTATGTGTTTCAGCTTGTTTTTCAATATACGTCTGAGCAATCTTCAAAGGAGGTCCAGCCCAAGGATGTATCTGTCCCTTGATGATTGCACCCGCCATTGAAGCAGCAGTCTTTCCAAGACTATCACCATTTTGCGCACCACTAAATGCGGCTTCTGCACCAGTAGCTCTAAGCCCCCGCCGTAGAAGTTCAGACTGAGCAGGGTCAATCACAATAGGACGTCCATCCTTTGTATCCTTACCAGTGTCAATATACCCAAGCTTAGTCCCATCTCTTCCAAAAGGCTTTCCAGTTAACGATAGATTCACAAGCACAGGCACAGCCAACAACGTCGACGTAACTCCAGCCATGTTCAAAAACTTCATCTTCCAATAGGCTTCAGGGTTACTTGCGCGCACTTCATTCGACATTAGAAGTCTCTGAAACGCGTTTCGATTAAACGTTCTTCCAGCAACTACAAACTGCGAAGTATACTTCTGCATCGTGTCTTGAAATCTGGACATGAGTTTAGCGTTGTACTGTCCCATCTTGTTTACAAACTCACGGCGGTTGAGTTCATTATCCTCGACTAGTCCACGTTCGACTAAATTATCAAACATGTCATTGCGAGCTAAACGCCCTGCTCTATCCAAAGTTCTAATCCACTTGCCTGTATCCAGCACTCCTCCTGTGGCCTTTCCAAGCAACGACGAATGGCTTGCCCGTGGACGCATCGCCCCAATCTGTGCAAGACTTGCTAATTCCTTTTGCACCTCAGGAGAGTTAACAATCGTGCGATAGAGTTGATACCCAACCCTATTGATAGTGTCCAACTGTTTAACTCCAGCAACTTTTCTAACGAGATCACGAGTGAACGACTTAGCTCCAAGACTCCCCATGATTGACCCAAGCATATTGCCAGTGTGGAATACGAAATCGGTTGGACCCACCAACTGCAACTCTGTTGCAGCATCCAACAACAACTGCGCTCCTGCCTTTGCCACCTTTCCTCCGCCATTCAGTGCTTGTTCAAACTCAGGAGCAAGGTCCTTTCTAACCCACACATCCTTCACCGCTTTCGACCCCCAAGGAGTTGCTTTAACCTCAACTGGAAATCTCACCATAGGTTGTCCACGCATTACTGGAGCGTCCTCTCCACGTTTTGCCCACTGGTAAACCCCATCCTTCACCCCTTGATCCAACCAATCCCGAAGAGCGTTACGCTTATAATTCCCAGTAATCATCCTTTTGGCAATGTCTCGATAGTTCGACACATAATCCTCAGCTACTCCAAGTGCTTTATGCTCAAACGTTGAACCGCGAAGAATAGACTGAGTATTAACATTCCCCTTTCCATAAACCCAATCACGCGCTTGTTCAAAATTCTTCCCTTTGGTGATTGCAGTAAGATTCGCAAACAACTGATTCTCACCTTTTGCTGCCATAGTACCACCAAGCGCAGCATGTTGTTTCTCAGCAGTCTCCTGTACTCCACCTGGAGCTTTATGCTGATCGAGTGCAGCTTTGATCTCAGGGTCACTCATGTTCTTACGATAGTCTGCATCAGATAGAACATGAGTTACTTTATCCGCGAGTTCAATCTCACCCTTTTTAAGATGCGAGTCCTGCAAAGCACGAAGGCGGTTCTCGATTAGGGTTTTACCAAGCTTCTCCCCAAACTCAACATCATTCCCTTTCTTACCAAGAACTTCACTAGCTAGTGCATCGGCTAACTCAGGAGCAGCTTCACTTGCTGACGCAAAACGAACAAGCTTATTGCCAGTTTCCTCCGCGACAGTGACATGCCTTGGAACTGACCAACCTTGTTGTTTGGCCAGGAAGGTTCGACCACGTTCGTCACCAGATTGCTTAACTCCGTAGTTAAAGACTTTGTCAACAAGTCCACTTGCACCTTCTCGTGCGTCTTTATAGGCTTTGTCGAGAGTGTCTTTGAGTTTACTCACATCTTCTGGGAGAGGTCCAGCACCACTGAAACGATATTGAATCTGTGATTTTCCTTCAGGGGTTTTCTTGTCTTTCTCGAATAAACTCGCAGCTTGGTCGCGAGAGGGAAGTTTGTACATTAGACCAGAGACGTCGGTCTTGGGAGTACCATTAGGGTTGCGGAAGATGAGGTTGGAACGCGGTTCACGCTGACCAGGTATCGTATCACCGGCTTCGTCATACCTTGTTTGTATATCGCTAAACGTATTCTTATGCTCCCCAAGACTCACCCTCTCACCCTTACTCCCTGTGAGTTCTTCTGCTATTTTGGGCAGGATGGTGTCGTAGTTGAGACGCATACCGGGTTCTTGGGATATACGTGGTTTCCACTCATCGGCAGCTTCGTATGAGTCGAAGATTTTAGTTTCACCCGTGGCGTCATCAGTAGCTTTTATCTTACCGTTAGATAGTTCTTCATACTTTATGGTCGCAGGGTTAGCTGCTCGTACATCATGCCCCTCCGTCATCATCGCTGTCTCTGCATCACTCACCACGATACGCGTCGCACCTTCTTTGCGTGCTTGTTCTATTGCGGCTTTGAGGATGAGACGGTTGTAGTCGCGGAGGAGGGGGTGGCCAGTAGCGTCACTCATTTTTTGTCTGAGCGTATTCGCATACTGTTGCGCTTCTTGTTCTGTTGCGAAGCGTGAGGTTGCGCGTTCACCGCTACCGCCGAAGCCAGTTCGATTTTGGTGAGAGACTGCCCACGGTTTAGTTTCATCCCCGAAGGTTGCAGGTTTATTTTCTACCTTGATTTGGTCTAGTTGCTTACGATGTTCCTGCCCCCACCTACTCTGTGCCTCTGCTATCACCGCTATCTTCTCACCCTTCGGTCCAGTTTTATACTGTATCATCGCCCATCCGAGAGTGTTGGGGAGGTTTTCGTGGAGTTTGTCGGGTTGCCAGAGTGGTTTAGTTATTTGCTGATCTTGGTTATACTGCCTGCCAGTTCTTACTTCTCCAGTTTTTTCATTTACCCATGCACCATTCTTTAGTGTCCAGTCTTTATTTATCTTTTCTGGTATCACCACATCCACTCTCTGCACATTCTTACCACTCTTCGACGTCGTCCACTCAGGCATTGGTTCTTCTGATGAGAGGGCAGCTACTCTACTACCTTTGTCGGAGTAGGCAGAGGTAGCGCGGGGGCCAGCTCCAGTGTGTTTTTCCATTACTGCTTTACGTCCCAGTTCTACGTACTTTCTAGCTTCAGCCAGCCACTCAGGCGTCGCCCTGTTAGTATACATAGTCCCCTTTGAGGGATGGTTTTTTATGTAGTTTTCTAGTTCATCTATAGTCCTTGTTCCATCGATTGCATCTTTGATATACTGACGTATTGCTATGGGTTGTTGCTCGTTCCACTCATGCGTCATCTTATCATACTCCCTCCTCGCCTCACTCACCTTCCCTTCCATGCCATACGTCTCCACCTTCGTCTGCGGTCCAGCCTCCTGCATCACCCTCGCAACTTCCTCTGGACTAACCTTCCCCATCCCTTCAATCTGTTTCCACACTCCCGCATCCTCATAAATCTTCTGTTCCGCAGGTGCTCTTTGCTTCAACACATTCTGAATCCTACCACTAAGCTGCTTTGCATCTACCTTCTGTCCTATATTCTTAAACCCACTTTCACTCATAGCAATCCTAGGTCCAGACAATGCAAACGTATCTCCCCGAAGTTCCTTCTCCCTATTTGCCACTCCTACAACTCTCCTTGCTTCGTCCAGAAACGGAGATAAGTCCTTTGCATCTCCTGCAAGTTTCTTAGCCATCTCAAGAACCTTAGCAGAATCTTCAGGAAGAAGACCTGGACCGGAGAAGTAGTGTTGAGTAGGACTATTCACACTCTTCTCAAACTTCCGCATAGCCAACTCCGCGTCAATCAACTTATTATTTGCTTCATCACTTGGATTTTTCCATTGACGTTCGCGTGTCTCAAAAAGTCTAGAGTTGAGCTTTCCGTACTCCTGCTTCTGTTCTGGGCTTAACTTTGTATAGTCTACATCTCGTCCTGATCCTTGTCCTTCTGACACTCCTTGCACTTGCACCCCATTCCCTTGTGCAGCACCTTGCTCATCTTGTCCGCTTGCCCCTTGGAATACCTTGCCTTCCCCTTCTTGTCCTTCTTGGACTGGAACTTTTGACTGGTCTTTGACATTACTTCTTGCATTTTGTTCTCCTTCTCCTTGTTTAAACGCGTCTAGCTTTTTACCATACGCATCTTGCACTTCTACTGGATTTGCTCCAGCTTTGGTGTAAAAAGTCCTTCCATCTTTATCTGTGAACTGCCAATGTTCACCTTGTCCCGGAACTGAAACAGGAAACACCTTTGCTTCTAGTCCTAAACTCCTCGCAACTTCCTTAGCACCTTCCCACGCTGCACTAAGGTCCTCAGGGTTAATAGGCGCGCCACTGTGATAAGTCTGAATCTTCGGTTCAACCGCCGATTGTAGCGCGTTCGGAATAGCCTTGGCTTCTGCTGGTGAACTAAAACTAATCTTCCCACCTTCAGGATTAAGTATTGGTTTACTTGCCAACTCAGGTACAACCAACGAAGCAGGCTCAGTCCTAGTCATCGGATTAACCATCTCAGGAGTGAGCACCTGTTGTGCTACATCTGGCTGCTGTCCTAGAATCACCGGCGGCTGCTGCATTGGTCTAGTCTCTCTAGGAGTGTACTTAAACACACTCCTCCGCAACTCCGCCTGTTCCATTGGACTAAGCTGACTCAAATCAACTGGAGGATGATCACTAGGAGCAACAAATCTTGTTTGTCTAGGAACAGTCTCACCTGCAAACTGGGGAAGCAGAAGAGGTTGACCTGATAAATCCAAGGGATGTCTAACTGGTGCTTCCGACTTTGGAATTGGTAAATCCGCAATCGACCTAGGTTGAATAAGGTCCTGCCTAGTCAACCCGCTTCCTTGAACTGGTTTATCACCTAACCCCCTACGCATCATTTCGCTAAACACAACTGGCCCAACCACATCAGTAATATCCTTAAACGCAGTTCGTACAGGTTCTTCCACTGGTTGATTCCCTCTTCCACTTATATCTCCTAGTGTCTGTGGAATCTGCTCTCCAACTATCTTCGGAAGGAAATACGAAATAATTGCTTTAGACACAGCATGTGCTGCACCTTCTCCAGCCACTCCAGCTCCTGCAGTTAACCCAGCAAGAGCTACATTCTCAGGAGTGGATAACTCAGACAACTGTCTTGCCGCACTACTAGTCACTCCTCCTGTTGCCTGTCTAACTGCATCAGGCATAAACCCCTTTATGGTATCAATAGTCTTCCCTTGATACTTCAACCAATCCTGAACTGCTCCCGGTGCGGCATCCTGTACTGGATTCAACTGACTTAAATCAGGAAGCATTGGTGCACCTTCAGGAGTTCCAAGAATCTTCGACAACCCCTTTCCTACTCCACGCACCAACATCCCCGGATAGTTCAACGGATTGTTGACATTATCCGGTTGAGCCATATACTGCAAATAGCTCGGACTCTTCTCCGACCCTGGAGCAAACACTCTACTAATCTCAGCGTCAAGTTGCTCCTGAGTCAACCCTTTAGGATTCAGCGGAGAAGTCTTGTTCAAAGATTGAACAGCACTAGGCCCTCCCGCCGATGGAACCAACACTTCATCACTCGCTCCAAACCCTTGTGAAGAAGCTAAAACTTCGTCTTGTAGTCCAAATGGCATAACTTACTTCTTTCGCTTAGTACTTC